ATATATTCAAGATCCAAAATCATTTAAGATTTCAAAACAAAGACCTGAAGAAGCAAAAATAGAAGATGAAATGTTTATCTATGGCAGTGCACCCTATATCAAAAAAGGATTTCCTTTAAATTTTGCTGAAGGTGGACCTGTTAAAATGGCCATGGGCGGTGATCCGTTAGCCAATATGAATCAACAACAATACTCACCCGATCCAGCCTTTGACGAAGACTACTTCCAACAAGCTGTGGAGTCAGGTAATTTACAAGCAGCCAATCTACTTAATCTATTTAAAGTTTTCAAAAAACCCAAAGTCATGGCAACTCCTTCGAATGTTAAACAAGTTCAACAAGCTAACGAAGCGTTACCTCAAGCCGTACCTGGTTCACAAGAGATTGCACCCATGCAGGCAGGTAAACCTGATTTCTTCTTTAAATCTTATCTACTCGATCAATTAAATTCACCGAATGCTCCGAAAGCGTCCAATCCTCAGGGCTGGAGAGAGTTTTTAATTAAAGGAAGAAATGTTCCTGAAGCCGAAATGACAGATACAGGAATCTTGCAATACTTAGAAGATACCGAAAAGTTTTATCCTGATAAAAAAATTACAAGAGAAGAAATTGAAAACCTTTATGATATGTCACCATTAGGTAATTTAGAAATTCGTGTTAAAGAAGCTACTCGACGAGATCCCACTGAAACATTTGTCCCTGGTAGTACAGGAAGAGACTTATTAGATTTTGATGCTGATCAAGGAAGAGCAAAACACAAAGGTGCTGGAAGGGCAGAGATTGATAACGCTGCGGATGAATACTTTGAAGTCGTGGTGAATGTTCCAAACTTACCCGGTCAAGAAAAAGCATTTGTTCAATCAGGTCATTTTAGTGAACCTAATGTTTTAGGTTTTACTCGTGTGGGAATGTATAAAAATAATGCAGGTGATAAAGTAGCCGTGATTCAGGAAATGCAAACGGATATGCTCACCGAAGTTCGAAAAGAACAAGAGCGTTTGTTCGCCATGGTCAATAACTTGAAAAGACAACGTGCACAAAAAGTAGAAAATATTAATCGAGCAGATCCTTCTTACAGACAGTATGAAGAAAATGAATTACGATTGTTTGATCAAAAATATCCACCTGAACTTTTAGATTCTTTAGAAACAGATAACTTGATTCAACCTTTTCCTAATATTGTAGCGAAAGATTTAATTCCTGAGCGAACACGTTCTTTAAATCAAATTCAAGAAGATATTAATAGTTTGATGATGGGTAATGTTGAACAGTATGCTGATCCTGCTTACAAAACAAAAGTATTTGATTTAGCTCAAGAACAACAAAAGATTGTTGAAGATTTATTAACCATGAATCGATCCAGCAACTACCAAGAAAAATTAAAAGGATTTCAAGTACCCAGCACAGGTGAACGTTCAGAATTAGAAAATATTGCTTACTCTCAAAACTACACACCCAGTAGTTATCAAATGAAAGAGGTACAATCTTTTCCTCCAATACCTTTTAACAAACAAGCGGACTATGTGGATCTTTTAATTAAATCAACCGTTAAAGCAGCCAAGCAAAAAGGAATTGATCGAGTAGCTATTATGCCTGCGGACATAGGAGCTAATCCTCGTTGGGGTAAAACTACTGATGAAGCCAAAAAGAAATTCCAAAACTTATATGACAAAGTGGGTGTTCAACAGTTAAAGAATATTGCTAAAAAATATGGTGGTAAATTAGAAGTAGAGAAGATTATTGATCCAAATAAAAGCGGTAAAGGTTTAACATTTTTTAATAAAAACCCAGATGGTGAATTTCAAATACTTAAACAAACAGAATTAAGAAAAGATATCGCAAGTCCTGATGCGGATAAATACTATGATGGAGAAATTAAAAAGATTGCAAGCGGTGTAACTGAACCTGGTGAGATTGTATATTCTAAAGAAATAGCACCAAATCAGATGATGGATTACTATATTGTTGAAGGTCGTGGAGATGCTACAGATGTAGGATATCGCATGATTCCTTTGAAAGAAGGTGAAAGTGCAGATGACGCCATGATTAAAATTGTTGAATATAACCCTAGCGAAGTGGACATGTATACGATATCCTTTGACCCTTCTAAACTAGAAGAACCTATGTATTTATTTAAGAAAAAATCTGGTGGAAGTATTGATAAAGATAGTTTAGTTTCGATAACAGATATATACGGCGAATATGGTAGATAAATTTGATAGCACATCTCGTAACCCGAGCGACATTGTTGACGCAAAAGCGTTAGGTCCTGGCGGTGATGATACAATCGACATTGAAGAAGTAGGAACTCAAGTAGAAGTAAACCTGTCTCCTGATCAAATAGAAGACAGTGTAGAAATTATTGAGGATGGTTCTGCAATTGTTGGTGAAGAAGAATTACCAGTAGCTTCTGGTTTTAATGCAAACCTAGCAGAAATTTTAGATGAAGGTTATTTACAATCTTTATCCAATGACTTAATTGACAAGATTGATGATGACCGAGCTTCTCGTGAAGATTGGGAACAAGCTTACACTAAAGGTTTAGACTTACTTGGTTTTAAATACGAAGAACGTACTCGTCCTTTCCGTGGTGCTGCAAGTGTTAATCATCCTGTTTTAGCTCAAGCTGTTACACAGTTTCAAGCTATGGCTTATGTAGAATTACTTCCAAGTGATGGTCCTGTTCGAACACAAGTTGTTGGTGCAGTCAATGAACAAATTCAACAATCTGCTGAACGTGTCAAAGAATATATGAACTATGAGATTACTCATGTCATGGAAGACTACAATCCAGAGATGGACCAATTGTTATTTCAATTACCTCTTTCAGGTAGTGCATTTAAAAAAGTTTATTTTGATGAAGTCTTAGGTAGAGCAACTTCTAAATTTGTTCCTGCTGAAGATATCATCGTACCTTACGGAGCATCTGATTTAGATACCTGTGATCGAATCACACAAATAGTCAAGATGTCTATGAATGATGTTCGTAAGAAACAAGTTGCAGGATTTTATCGTGATGTAGATTTACAGCCATATGATGGTGATCAAACTTCTGGCCTTCAAGAAAAGATGGACAGAATTGATGGCACCAACCCTACTAATTATGGCATGCAGGATATGACTGAACTTTATGAAGTTCATGTTGATTTAGATTTAGAAGGTTTTGAGGATATTGATCCTCGAGATGGTGAGCCTAGCGGGATTAAACTACCTTACGTTGTAACAATTGATCGAACTTCTAATAGAGTTTTATCTGTTTACAGAAACTATGCAGAACTAGATCCTCGTAAAAAGAAAAACGAGTATTTCGTGCATTATAAGTTTTTACCAGGTCTAGGGTTCTATGGCTTTGGTTTAATTCACATGATTGGTGGATTAACAAGAACTGCGACGACTGCTTTAAGACAATTACTTGATGCAGGAACACTATCTAATTTACCTGCTGGTTATAAAGCAAGAGGTCTTCGTATTCGTGATGATGATCAACCTTTACAACCTGGTGAATTCAGAGATGTAGATGCACCAAATGGAATCATTCGTGAAGCATTGATGCCTTTACCTTACAAAGGACCTGATCAAGTTTTAATGCAACTATTAGGTTTCTGTGTGGATGCAGCAAAGCAATTTGCAACCGTTGCTGATATGCAGTTATCAGAAATAGGAAGTTCTCAAACTCCTGTGGGTACAACAATGGCCTTAATGGAGCGTGGCACCAAAGTGATGTCCGCCGTTCATAAAAGATTACACTATGCACAGAAAAAAGAATTCCAACTACTTGCTCGAATATTCAAAGTAGTTTTACCACCTGTTTATCCTTTCAATGTTCAAGGAGGTCCAAGACAAATCAAAGCTTTAGACTTTGATGACAACATTGATATTTTACCAGTTTCCGATCCAAATATTTTCTCAATGTCACAAAGAGTGACACTAGCACAAAATCAATTACAACTTGCTCAAAGTAATCCTCAGATGCACAATCTTCGTGAGGCTTATAGAAGAATGTATATTGCGTTAGGTGTCAAAGATATTGAACAGATTTTACCTTTACCACAACAACCTCAACCACAAGATCCAGCAATGGAACATAGTGTTGTTTTACGTGGTGCACCTTTACAAGCTTTCCCTCAACAAAACCATGAATTACATATCAAAGCCCATAGAACTTTTATGTCATCTGTATTAGTAAAATCTAATCCAATGGCAGTGATGAATCTAGTTTCTCATATTAATCAACACGTATCTTTATTGGCAACACAAACTGTTGACCAAGCAATGGTGGAAGAAGCTGAAAAACTACGTCAACAATTTGGTGATCAAATACCACCAGAAGCTTTACAAGCTCTTCAACAACAAAGAGCTACTGCAATTGATAACGAAATCGTCAAAATTACTGAACAAATGGTTGGTGAAGAAGCAGAAGCAATGCAAAATCAAAATATGGATCCTCTTGTATTACTAAAACAACAAGAATTAGCAATGAAACAATCAGAAATGGAGATGAATGCTCAAATAAAAGGCGAGAATCAAGCCTTAAAAGAGAATCAATTTGATTACAAACAAGTTTTAGACGCACAAAAGCTAAAAAAAGATTATGATTTAGCAACTTTACGTGCAGATGTAGCTTTACAACGTCAAAATCAGCAATCTGGAGGGCAAAATGAGTAAAAAAATGTCCCTTAAAGCAGCGTTTAAAGAAGTCAAGAAGAATCCACCAAAAATTTTAGCGAAAACTAAGA